ACGTTTAGAGACATTGAAGATGATATAACTGATTTTGTTGAAAACGGGTTTAAACCTGGGTTTCAAATAGGTTTAGAAAACTTTGATGATATATTTAGTACATATACAGGTCAGTTTATAACTGTAACCGGTATTCCATCTTCAGGTAAATCTGATTGGGTGGATCAAATGGTTGTAGGCTATAACCAAAACTATGGTTGGAAAACTGCGTTTGCATCTCCTGAAAATCATCCTACTTATCTGCATGCTCACAAGCTAATGCGTAAAGTATGGGGTGATATGCCTAGTAAGTTTGATATAGGTAAAGCTAAATGGAATGAAGTAGCAGATCATATAAATGATAACTTCTTTTTCATAGATATGGAGAGATATACGTTAGAGTCTGTGTTACGTAAAGGTGCTGAGCTAGTAAAACGAAAAGGTATCAAATGTTTAGTAATAGATCCTTACAATAAAGTAAGAGATGTTGATTGCCAAACTGAGGATGTTAATCGTTATACTATGGAGTACTTAACTAAGATAGAGATATTTGCTAAGAAGTATGATGTGTTAGTATTTATTGTAGCTCATCCAACTAAAATGTATAAGAACAATGATGGTAAAATTGAAGAGCCAACAATGTATAACATTAAAGGTGGTGGCGAATGGTACGATGCAAGTTATCACGGGTTGTTAGTACATAGAGACTATGAACAGAAAACAACTAAAGTTAAAGTTCTTAAAGTTAAGTTCCAAAACTTAGGTGAAAACCAAGGAGAAGCTTTCTTTACATGGGAACACAAATCAGGTTGCTTCATACCAGAAATTAAACCTGAATTAGAAGATAAAATGCCATGGGAATAAACCTAGCAAATAAAGGAACAGTATGTAAACCTCCAGACTGGGGAGATCCTAAGAATTTAGAAGCTTATAGTTGGTGTATTAACCATGGTGTTACTATAGGAGCTTTAGCAACTGTAGCTGGTTTTCAATGTAAAAGTTGGGTGCTAGAAGTTACAGCTAACGGAAAGAAAACAACTAGTCCAAAAGAATATGGTCCAGATGATCTTTACGATAAGATGTTTGAACTATACAGGTTTTACTACGATAAATATAATTAAATGGAAAATTTTAAAAACGCAGAAAAAGCATTTGAATACTATTACAATCTTATAGATCAACACGGAGTTGGTTTTGATGGTACTAAAGCTATGTTCAATGTAGGATTCTATATAAATAATCCCGCAGATAACCACATAGACACTTGGTACAGGGATTGGAATTTAAAGTATGCAGAAGCTGAATGGGAATGGTACTTATCAGGTGATGATTCAGTTGATAAGCTAGGTGAGTTATACGGTAAAGTACCTGCTATATGGGAACGTATGGCTTTAGGACCTAAAAAATTAGTTAACTCTAATTATGGTTATCAATGGGAACGAGCTCATCAACTAGATAAAGTTGTACAGCAATTAAAAGATAATCCTAACACTAGGAAAGCTGCAATATCAATATATGATGGTAAGGAAATAAATAAGTATCGTAAAGATACTCCATGTACATACGCGGTTCAATTTACAGTTGTAAATAATAGACTGCAGATGTGTGTGACGATGCGATCTAATGATCTCTGGTTCGGTTTCTGTAACGATCAATATTGTTTTTCAGAACTGATGAAGGTTGTTGCAGAGAGGACAGGATATGAGATCGGTTCATATTTCCATTTTGCACACAATTTACATTTGTATGAAAGAGATTTAAACAAGAATGGCTTACTACAAAGAAAGGCAAATTATTATGGATAAAATAATGTATTATTTATACCACATACCGGGTAAAAAGATTGGGGTCACACGTGATCTTAATAATAGGGTAACAAAACAACAGGGATATTTTCCAGACGAATATGAAGTTCTTGATCACAGTGACGATATAGATTATATATCAAAACGTGAGATAGAACTTCAACAGTCTTATGGCTATAAGATTGACAGAGTAGAATATAAAAATTTAAGTAAAGATATGAAGATAAACGCAACAGAAATGACATCAACATTTCCATACCCGTTAAACAAACTTAAGGGTAACTTAGTTGATAATTTAGGTACAACATGGGAAACTGTTTTTGGTAAATTCGAGTTAGACAGAGAGACAGTCAATTGGATTGTCGATAACGCTAAATCATCGATGTATGATACGAAGCGTAGCTATATTTATAACAAAGCTTTCTTTGAAAAGTTCATTAACAAAAACCTTAAACAAGCCAAGGTCAATGCTAGGGAAGCTGCTGATAAAGCGTTAGAACATATAGAAGCAATGAAGGCAGAATTAATATCACATTCACAATCGGTAAACCTACGTGAAACTTATCAAGACTTAGAAGTTAAAGAAACTGATAGGTTTCAAAAGATCAGGGATTGGGCTGATGAAAGAGGGTTATATGACAAAGGTGATACTAAAACTCAGTTCTGTAAACTGATGGAAGAAGCTGGTGAATTAGGTAGAGCTATACTCAAAGAAGATGATATGGAGTTTATGGATGCTATAGGCGATATGGTCGTAGTATTAACTAATATGGCCATGTTAGGTGGAACATCAATTGAAACTTGTATTGATACTGCTTACGATGAGATCAAAAACCGTAAAGGTAAAATGGTTAACGGAACATTTGTAAAAAATGGGTGAGCCAATAGCAGCATTTACTCAAATGTATTTAATGTTCGGAGCAATGTTTTTACTAGGATTGTTCGCGATATTTATGTGGATTAAAGATGATAAAGATGAAAAAGAAGACAATTAAATTTAGAGACCCAGTGGTTGAAAGAGTAGTAGATAAGTTTGTATCAAGATCAGATGTTGGTTTTGCTAAGTATGGTAGAACATTACATGATGAAAGAACTGGTGGACATAAAGATCTAGCCGGATATCTTAACGATGTTCAAGAAGAACTGATGGATGCAATATTATATATTCAAGCTGCTAAAGATGAATTGAACGAAGCTAAAGACAAAGTGGGAGATGGGGTGGGAATTCCTTATTACGTTTCAGATGTGGCGGGGTAAAAAGAAGAAAAAAGGACCAGTTAGAGCAAAGAAGACCGTCGTTGATGGTCTTACTTTTGCCTCTGGGCTAGAAGCTTACATGTATAAAGCTTTAAAAGCAGCTAACATAAAAGCCACATACGAGGGAGAAACGTATGAACTAATACACACTTTTAAATTTCAAAGTGATGTATATGAGAGATGTGCAAATAGCAAAGGAGAATATAAAAACAGAGGAGATAAAAATATTTTAGGAATAAAGTATACTCCAGATTTCGTAGGTAAAGACTTTATAATCGAGTGTAAAGGAAGACCTAATGAATCTTTTCCAATAAGATGGAAGCTGTTTAAAAGATATGTTCAAATGTATTTGCCTGGTTTTACAATTTATAAACCACAAAATCAAAAAGAGTGCGACATAACTATAGAACTAATCCTCTCCAGAAAAAAGCAGTAGCTAGGATACAATATAAAAATAGACAAGTTGATAAGTTTATTAAATGGAGTATTGAACAGAAAGGATATTTGAAATATAGAGAATTAATAGAATTTGAAAAACAATACAAATGAGGAATTGGGATTTAAGTATAGGTTTATATCCAGGTTTATTAATCGGAATGAGAACTTATGGAGGCCAAATTGGCGGAAAAACCTCCCATGTGTTTTACTTACCCTTAGTTGATTTGTGTATAAACATATACCATGAAAGAACAGACATTACTGGAAATGAAAAACAAGATTGAGTCTTTAACTCGGTTAATGCAACATGTATTACAAGAGTTAACTCATCTTAGAGAACTTGGTGTTGGGACATTAGAAACATTAAAACTTATGCCCGGATACGAAGACGCCATCGAAAAATTAAAAAATGAGATGGAGGAAAATGTAAAAGAAAAAAATAAAGCAGAACAGAATGGAACTAGCAAGTGAAATCTTATCTAATATCACAGTACATATGAAATATGCTAAATATTTACCTGAAGCTCAACGAAGAGAAACCTGGGAAGAACTGGTGGATAGGAATAAAGCAATGCATATTAAAACATACCCGCAATTAGCGGCTCAAATAAATGATGTTTATAAATTAGTATATGAAAAGAAGGTTTTACCAAGTATGCGTAGTTTACAATTCGGCGGTAAGCCAATTGAGATATCTCCTAACAGAGTATACAACTGCGCTTATCTCCCTATTGACCATGTAGATTCTTTCCACGAAGTAATGTTTTTACTTCTGGGAGGAACCGGTGTAGGCTACTCTGTTCAGAATCACCATGTAAGTAAATTACCTCCTATAAATAAACCTTATGAAAAACGTAGGAGAAGATTTTTAATTGGTGATTCAATTGAAGGTTGGGCTGATGCAATTAAAGTGTTAATGAAGTCTTATATGGGTGATCGAAGATCGTCAAGAATTAGTTTCGATTACTCAGACATAAGACCTAAAGGTGCTCAGCTAGTGACGTCAGGAGGTAAAGCTCCTGGCCCACAGCCTTTAAAAGAATGTTTAGTAAAACTTAAAGGAATATTACAATCAAAAGAAGATGGAGATCAGTTGACGACTGTAGAAGTTCATGATATTGTTTGCCATATAGCAGATGCTGTATTAGCAGGTGGTATCAGAAGAGCAGCGTTAATATCTTTATTCTCTGCTGATGATCACGAGATGATATCTTGTAAATCTGGAGATTGGTGGGAGACAAACCCACAAAGAGGTAGAGCTAATAACTCTGCATGTTTAATGCGACATAAAATCACTAAAGATTACTTTATGAATTTATGGGAACGCGTAGAAAAAAGTGGTGCTGGTGAACCTGGCATTTATTTTAACAATGATAAGGACTGGGGTACAAATCCGTGCTGTGAAATAGCATTAAGACCTTATCAATTTTGTAACTTATGTGAAGTTAATGTTTCAGATCTTGAATCACAAGAAGATCTAAACAATAGAGTTAAAGCTGCTGCGTTTATCGGAACGTTACAAGCTGGCTACACTGACTTTCACTATTTAAGAGAAGTATGGCAAGAGACAACCGAAAAAGACGCACTGATTGGGGTGAGCATGACGGGGATCGGGAGTGGAACGGTGTTAGGATACGACATGGAGAAAGCCGCTCAAGTTGTAAAAAGGGAAAACACAAGGGTCGCGAAGCTGATTGGAATTAATAAAGCTGCACGATGCACAACCGTGAAGCCTGCTGGGACGACATCTCTGGCGTTAGGAACATCATCTGGTATTCATGCATGGCATAATGATTATTATGTCCGTAGGATTAGGGTTGGTAAAAACGAAGCTATATATAGTTATTTAAATACATACCACCCAGAACTAATAGAAGATGAATATTTCAGGCCACACGACACTGCTGTAATATCTATTCCACAGAAAGCTCCTGAAGGTGCTATACTTAGGACTGAATCACCTTTCCAATTGTTAGAAAGAGTTAAAAAGATAGCTACTGAGTGGGTTAAACCAGGCCACAGAAAAGGATCTAACACTCACAATGTTTCAGCAACAATAAGTTTGAAGCAAGAAGAGTGGGAACCAGCAGGTGAATGGATGTGGGATAACAGAGAACATTACAACGGTTTGTCGGTGTTACCTTATAATGGTGGTACTTATACTCAAGCCCCGTTTGAAGATATTGATAAAGCTCAATATGAAACAATGATGGAGTCGTTAAACCAAGTTGATCTTAGTAAGATAGTAGAAACAACAGATGAAACAGATCTATCAGGTGAATTAGCTTGTGCTGGTGGAGCTTGTGAAATTAATTAACAAATGGAAGAATCAAAAGAATATTACGATGAAGTATACAGGTCTGGGGGAGCTGGATCTGTATACCTACTTCCAGCTGAAGAAGTTAAATTTTATTATCCAAATTGGAAAATAGCTCATGATTATATAATAAAACATAAAATCAATAATATAGTAGACCTAGGTTGTGGACCTGGTCATTTTTCAAGTTTGTTTAGTAAATCTAATATAACAATTAACGCTTATGACTTTTCTAATGAAGCTATTGCACAAGCTAAAAAGCGAAATTCAGAAAATAAAAATACTACTTTTCATGTTGAAGATTTAAAAAATAGCAACATAAAAGACAAAGGTAATTTCTTTACTGCTTTTGAGTTTTTAGAACACATAGAATGGGACTTAGAAATAATAAGTAAGATGAGTAAAGGATCTACAATAATATTTAGTGTACCAAGTTACAACGCTAAAGGACATGTAAGATTTTTTAATGATACTAATGAAGTAGAAAACAGATATAACAAATTGTTAAACTTAAATTTACTTAATGTTCATCAATTTGGAAAACAAAAAATATTTTTATATAAAGGAGATAAAATATGAGAACATTATGTATACTTACTATTTATAATGAAATTAAATTTCTTCCTTACAAATTACAATACTGCATAGACAATGATCTAGATTTATACGTAATAGATAACATGTCTAATGATGGAAGTTGGGAATGGTTACAAGATAACAATATTAAATCTCATAGATTTGATACAGATGGAATGTTTTACTTGAAAGCCTTACAAAAAGAAATGGTAAAAACAGTTCACAAAGAAAAACCTGATTGGGCAATATATAATGGATGTGATTTATTTCCTATAATAGATGGAAGTTTAGGTAAAAAACTAGAAGAGATCAATAAAGAAGGTTATAATTTAGCTACTATAGATTATTTAATGTTATGTAATACTGGAGAAGAACGTTCTAATCCTTTTGCTACATATTTTTATTTCCAAAGTTTAAGAAGTTTAATGATGATACATAAGTATGATTCTAATTTTGATTACTATGGAGATGCCGTTAGAATTAGTGCACAAGATAAAATATACAAACTTAACGGAGTAATGCCTAATTATGGATGTACTAAAACTAAAGAAGAAAGAGACGAGACCTATGCTAGAAGAAAAAAAGCATGGGATGCTGGTGTAACTTTAAAAGGTCATGGTATACATTATAAAGGTGGAAAAGAAATAAATTGGCTATGGGAAAAAGATAAGTTAACAGATATTAGAAATACTAAATATTATAAGTATATTAAAAACGCTAGTTTTTACAAATAAAAAAGGGGACCTCGTATTGAGATCCCCTTTTTGGTTACAGGAACTTTGGGTATGGTGCCCATTATTTTTGTTCCTTATTCATAGTATTTTTTTACATATGTTCCGTCTTGGTATATTTCTAATACCATTCCTTTATATTTATTATCAACCTCTTGTCCCATAAAATTTATAACTTTATCAACTATCTTTTCTTCTGAACTGATTATAATTGATATAGGATTAAACGATTCTGTCTGTCCGTCATAATCAGTTTGTTTCAGACGATAATAAGAAACTCCATGTAGTGGATTGTCATCTAAAATAGAGTATGACATTTGGGTGTTATTATTACCGGCTCCTGTCACAGTGTTTATTGTATTCCAAGTTTCAACATCTATACTTCTCTGTACTTCATAGTAATCGTTATTAACTTGAGAAGCAACCTCCCAGTTAATCATCACTACAGGATGTATATCTCCTCCTAATATTTCACCAGTAAATGATATTAGCTCTATAGGTAAAGCAAATGATGGTGTTCGATATATCATGACTGTAGTGCATGTAAAGTTAGTCAAACAGTAATATTCATTTAAGTGTAAGTAAACTGTACCACTGTAAGGAGCAACCCATCTAAGGTAAGATGTATATCCTGCACATCCACCATAATCGTCATTAAAATCTAATAAATTACCTAATCCGTCTAATAGAGTTATTTGCGTGTCATAATCAGCTTGAGTAAATCCATATTGATCACATGTAGAAAACTCATACGTATCCCCTGCTTTTACATTAAGTTGTATAACTTCTCCAGCCCAATTACAAGATGAAGCATAATCCCAAACGTCTTCTACCGGTGTATAGATGAACGATGGATAATAGTTTGTACCATTATCACATTGAGAATATCCTATTAATATTAAAAACGTAAATATTAAAGTTGATAAATATTTCATTTTTTCTTTTTATGTTTGTTACAAAACTTTCTAGCTTCACCTTTACTACTAAACCCCCATTTTTTCAAAGCCATTCTTAAATTAGTAGGCTCTCCATTAGGTTTAGTCATTCCACCTGCCATACCTGCAAATCGACAAGCAAAAGAAACTCTTCTACTACCTGTACCAGATGTTTGTCTCTTACCTAACGTCTTACCTGTTTCTTTTTTATGATCTGAACGCATTTTTTTATTACGCTTTTCATATCTAGCATTAACACTTTTTTTAGCCATTACTTTTTCTTTACGCAGTTGTTAACCATTTTTATTTTACCATTAACCTTCTTTCCACTAGGTGATTTCTTTTTACCTTTAGCCACATAGCCTTTCCAACATTTCTTTTTCATTTATATTTTTTTAGCAATTTGTTGATAAATCTCATTATCACTACAGTTTTGATTTAACCATTGTAAACCATCTTTTTTATCCCAAGGAAACTTTATTTTATGTCCTACTCCTCCTGTTACACCTGTACCATGTTTTATACCTATAGCATATACTTTATCATCAAATTTAATTGTTTTAACTTTCAAATGTTTCTTAGCATGATTCTTAAATAGGTGTAAATCAAACCAAATGTTTTCATCATGAGGGTAACTATATTTATAAGGTAGTTTTAGTAAACAGCAAAATGCAGAAGACCGACCACCATGTACTAAATGTTTAAATTTATTTACTTTTATATGATAATAATATGTTTCTTCTACACCTAATATATCTGGTTGTTTATTTTTTTCCCACTGATCCAAGATCCATTCAATATATTGCGGGTGATACCAATCATCATCTTCCCATAATAAAACTACATTACAACCTTTCTCCTCCGCTTCTTTAATACCTTTCTTGTATCTAGCTGACAAATCTTTTTTATCATTAATAGGAGGATAATCTACAACTATAACTTCATCAGGCTTTCTAGTTTGATTTTTTATTATATTCCAATACTGATCTTTAAATAAAGGTCTATCTCCTCTAGTTGGTGTTACTAATGCTACTTTTGTGGACCCCATGATTTTTCTTTTTTGTATCCACTAGGTCCCCAACTATCTTTCTTTTTCTCTTTTGTAGGTCCCCAGTTTGAAGTTTCTTTTTTCTTTGCTTCTAAAGTCCATCTTGGCCAGCCTAATAATAAAGCTATATCCATCCACGCATCTGTTTCTTCTGATAATGCATCTCCTATGTTTTGCATTTTAATTAACAATCTATCTACAGGTACATTTGTTACAGCACTTACTACTTTAGCGCCTGCTTCATAAGCTGGATTATCTAAAGCAAATCCTTTGTCAATCATTTCTTGTCTTCTCTTTTTAGAATCAAACTGCCATGCTGCTTGCTTAAGTCTATTTACTTTAGAACTTATAACTGGAGACAACTTAAATAATTCCCATAACTGATCTGCATATCGCGGTCGATCTTTTTCTGATTCTTTATATATTTTTATACCCATATTTTTAAGTACAGAAAATACATGTCCTCCAATTCCTAATCCTCTTAGAATATTATCAGCAGCTCCATTTGCAGTTCTCTCTATCTTATCTTCTTTAAAAACAGGATCATCATCATCTTCTCCAAATGCTAATGCAAACATAGCTGAGTGAGCCATTTGAAACCATAAGTTTTGTACAACTCCATAATAAACTATTCTACTAACATTTGTTTTAAAATCTCCTCTGTTATTAGCTATATCTTGAATTGCTTTCTTTTGTATTCTTACATACTGCATTTGAGTATTAGCCCAGTTCAATGTTAATCTTCCTAAAGTACTAGCTTGTTGAGAAGATATTTTATCTGGTCTAGATGATTGCTGATTTTTTTCTGATACTTCTACAAACTCCTGGTAAGCTTTAGCTCTTGCTTCTTCTTCGCTTAATCCTTTTTTAACTAAATCGTTTATTCTATTTCTATAAAAAGTAGCACCACCAGAAGCTATTGCAAAACTATCCATAAACTTAGTGGGAGTATATCCTTTTTCTATTATATAACTAACTATTGCTTTAGCTTTGTTTTTAGAAGTCTTAGCACTATTTGCAACCTCATCCGCATGTATATCCATTGATAATCCACCCCTTCTGTTAACTAAATAATCAGAGTTCATCAACTCTATAAAATCTTTAGAATATTGTGGCATGTTACCAAAAGCAACACCAGCTTTAAGAGGATTATTAAAAGACCAGTTCAAGAAATTTACATTTGATATACCTTGTAACAAAGCTGATCTCATGTTTAAAAACATTACAACTCCTTGGGCATTGTTTAAATAATCTAATACCTGATTAGTAAGTCTATTATTACTAAACGCTCTGTTAGAACCAGATTCCATTCTTCCTAAAGAATTCTTTAAAGCTTCAATATATTTAGGACCAAATTTAGATTCTAATTTATTTAAGTTTTTCTCAGAAAATATTATGTCTACATTTTCCTTCCACTGTTTTAAATATTCTGCTCTTTTTATAGTGTTTAATCCTTCGTACAGATCTGTAGTAATTGTTCCTGCTAACCAATGTTTACCAGGTTCTTTATACTCACCTTTGTTTATTTTAATTAACTCTTCAGCAAATAATTTTAATTCAGGATTATTTTCTATTTCTTTATTTATTTCAGCTAAATCAGTTTTACTTAAACCAGGTACACTCTTTCCTAATTTATCCCAAACAAAAACTCTAATACTATTTTCGTTAGTAAATCCTGTAGAGTTTATTTTTTTAATTGTTTTAGGAGCGATTAGTGTTTTCTTTAAAGCTCTAAAATCATCCATTAAATTTATTCTAGCAGAATCTAGATCAGTCATTGCTCTTGAAAATGGTTTAAATAAATGTTCTTCAAACCACTTATAGTTGGAATCTCCTCTTTTGCCTTTTCCTAGTAAAGGATATATCAACCCTTCAAAATCTTCTGCAGAGTAAGGATGTATTTTTCTTTTTTGATTTTGTTTCCCTAACATTTCTCCCTTAGCTTTGCTATAGTCTTTGAACCATTCTATACCAAGCGAATGTTCTAGAATAATGTTAAAATCTCTATCAACACTTTCACTGAATTTGAATTTAGCTTGCTGTACTTTTGACTTAACATCTATAACTGACAATGCGTCTTCTACAGCTTTAACATTACCCATATGGTCATCAGCAAAATAGAAATCATTATAGCCATCCGCAGCTTTTTCTATAACCCATCTAGATTTAGCGAAAGGAGAACTATTACCTAATCCTGTAATATTTTTCAAAGGAATTTTCAAACCAACACTATCTAAAAATTCTTTAATAGCTGGTGCAGCTTCTTGAGATCTAGCTGTGAGTACGAATACGTCTTTAGTTCCTCTTGCTTCTTGAATTAATTTAGCAACTCCAAGTAAAGGTCCTTTACCACCTTGCATTACTTTATTAAACTCTGAAAAATCCCACTTAACTCCTTGAGCTACCATCTCATCTCCTTTCTTAGCAAACTCTTCAGCAGTTAATTTACCAGTGGTACCATCAGGCATAGTATATAGTACATTACTTTTTGTAGTGGCTAGTGTATCGTCAAAATCAAATACTCTAATCTTCTTAACAGGCGCGTTAGGATCTCTTGCTATTTGTAAAGCCTTATCTATAGTTGCTGCATAATTTAGTATCTCATCTGGTTTTAACCCGTCCATATCAACAACATCGTTAGATAAAGAAAATTTATTAACATTAGCAGCTTGCTGTTCTTCTTTCCACAACTGAGCTTCTTTCTCTCCAAATATTTCTTTAGTTCTAACATCTTCTACAGCGTAAGCAGCTCTACCTCTAGTATATTCATTGTACCATCTTGTAGGCGCAATGTCACCAACCTTGTAAGTGTCTTGCATTCTATCTCCAAAAAACGTGCTAAAGTTTTCGTTCATGTCTACAGGAATAGCACCTACCGCATATGAATCTTTTAGTTTTTGTAGATTAACATCACTGTCAGGATTGAATACCGCATCAGCAATTAACAAGTTAACTATTTTAGCTGGTATACCATGTTCGTATTCGAAATTTTTATTTCCATCAGAATCTTTTAAAGTTGTAAACGGTGCGTCAATAGGTCGGTATCTAAAAGGAGCGGCTGCTCTAATTGGTCCTTTCATCATACTACCCATACCTGCCATCAGCATAGCAATATTTAACTCATCAGCACTGTCATTTTCTACTACTTCTTTTGCTGCTTTATATTTATCAACAACAAAATCCCAAGCTTCACTTGCTGTTCTTTCTCTAAAATCTATTTCCGCTTGAGTCATAGAACCATCTATCATGTTAAGTTCTACTTTCTGAGAGGGACTTGTAGGAAAAACCACTGGTTTAGTACTTGATCCATCTTCTCTTATAAATTCTAGATATCTAGTAGATTTTCCGTTTTTATCTTTTACATTAAAAGTTTTATAATCTTTGAATCCAAAATTAGGTTTTAAGAAATCAGCTTTAAACGAACCAATATTTTGATAAAGCATATTTCTTGCTTTCTTTGAAACTACTTCTACACCAGATTGGATCCTAGCCATGTATCTTACTTCTAAAGCAGCTTGGTCTATTTTAACTTGTTCTGTAACTGGGTTTTGATTACCGTTACTATCATAACCTGCTTTATTTAAAAGTTCTTGTTGAATAGTTCTATTGTCAAACTCTCTTTGAAGTACTACATCTGTTGGATTAGAAAAAGCTTGTGCCATTGGCTTTGCATTCCACATTCTTTGAATACTTTCATCTTCAGTTCTATCAACCTCTCTAGTTATGTACTCATTAATATCTATTTGAATTTCACCAGGCGAGTCAACAGCTTTAGCGTAAGGTCTTAAAAATCTTGTTAAATTCTTTTTAATTGCACTTCTATACGGAGCGTACTTAGCGTCAGATAACACTACATCCACAGCTAATTTAACTGACATAGGATCAGACACGTTCATGTCGATTATAAGATCTAAAATATTTGGTTGTAACTTGTTGTAGTCTTCCGCTAGCCTACCTTCCATGCCTACAGATTCAGCCATTGAGAATTTAAATGCAGTACCTCTTCCTATAGATAATGCAAAATCTTTTAAAGCTTGTTCACCTAACTGTTCTTTAATAGTTGGGTTATCTTTAGAAATCTCTTCAACAACTTTATCACTAGTTATGTTTTGCATAGTAGCGTCTAATCCTAAAACGTTACTAAGTACTTTAGCTAAAGCATTTTTTCTTCCTCTAACATTAAAGAAATCTACAAATTGCTTTTCACTTGGATTTTTTCTATTATATAAAGTAGGACCTTGAGTTGTTGTTGCTGTAGTTAAATTTCCAGATCCTTCATACTGTTTAACCTCAGTAGGATTTAAAACAGTTCGACCAGTTTGTTTATCCATTACTCTGACACTAGTAAATATTTTACTGTCTGGTTTTACTAACCTTTCTAGAGCTACTAGATCTTCAATAGGCAAACGTTTTAATAACTCAGTACGATGTTCTTTTAAAAAAGAATCATACACCTTGGCTTTTAAAAATTCTTGTTTAATGGTTTTATCTAGAGCTTGTTGATAACTAGCTTCTAGCTCTGATTTAACCTTCTTCATTATACCAGCTAAGTCTCTTTCAGTTTGTCTTTTAACTTCACCAGTAGGATTAGTGCTTAATGTTTTTCTAACCTGTGCAAGAGTTACAGTTTCTCCTTCACCGCTTTTCTTTCTTTGTGTATATTCAAACTTTGGTAAACCTTTTTGCATTACATCTTGAACAGCTGTCATAGCTGCTGCATACATTGGATCACCTTTCTTTACACCTAATACTTCTCTTAATGTTGTTTCAAATTCTTCTAAAGTAGTATTTTCACTTACTGCTACTCCACTAGCAGCTTCCAATCCAGTGTCAAATCCTTCATTTTTAGATTCTCTACCTATAATTTTATTAGCTAACTTAACTTTATTAGGTAAGATCTTAGGACTCATTATGTAAGCATCAAAATCTTTATTTATATTCGGTTTAAAAGCACGAATAGATTTCATTAGTTCTACATTTGTTATAGCAGTAAACTCTTCCAACGCTTCTGAAATATCTTGAAATCTCTGATAAGAATCCGTAGCATAATATCCACCTTTTTTAAACAGTGCTTCAATTTTTCCTTCATAAGCTCTAAGAATTTCACCCATAGGTTTACCACCTTGTGCAGTTTCTAATCTACCTCTGAAAGATCTTTCTATTAAATTAACTCTTTCTTTTCTTGCTGCGTCAGATTCATCTCTTATACTACCTTCAAATATTGGAACTCTTTCCACAACTGAAGATTCACTTTTAATTTTTTGGTACTTAGCTGTTAATGCCGCTTTCTTAGCTTCATAGTTTTTTACTGGAGTAACTTTATTGTCAGCAACTAAAGCTAATAAATCTTTCATGATTTGATTAGCGTCTTCAACATCTTTAGTGTCTGAAAATTTATAACTATCTATATTTTCATCTAATAATATTGCCGCACTTTCTTCAATTAACCTTTTATATTCACGTTGAGCTTTTTGATATTTCTTTTTAGCTCCTTGTATAACACCTTCTCTCTTCCATTTAGCTACCATTTCTGGAGTAACTCTACCTTCAGAAACTGCAGTACCTAACTCGTGAAGAAACTTAATAGCACCATTTTGTCCATTAAATTCCATAGCAGGTTTGTTGTTGTTTTTGAAAATGTTATTAGTTATAAAACCAAAAGAAGAAGAAAGTAATCCGCCTTGTTTGTCTTCAATGTTTATTTTATTTGATCCGACAAGTTCTAAAAAATTCATTACTACTTCATCTGACTTCTGTAACTCTCTACCTCTTTTTAAAGCTAATCCTTTTAACAACGTAGGATTATTCTTTGACATGTAAGATATTATCTCATCAGCTAAAGGTTTAAATTCTTTAGAGTCATAACCTAATAATTCTCCAAAAATATCATGACCAGCTTCGTGTGTGAATATTTGAGTCTCATTGTTTCTTATAGCATTTTCTCTAAACCCTAAAACTTCACTTCTTTTTATAGCTGCTGGATCAGTTGTCAATATACCATCAGAATCAAACGTCATGTTCCAACCACTTAATCTACCTTCTAACAAACTAGTTATAGCACCTTTGGTTTCTTTTTTATTTACGTTATCCTTAACATCTCTTATTTGTCGTTCTAGATTGACTACACGAGACTTTTTTTGTTCGTCTGTTAAATCCTTCTTAGCGTTTATTTTCTCCTTAGAAGTCGCGAGAACATCCTCTATGTATGTTAAAGCCTCTCCATTAGTGTCGAATTTTAAATATCTTTTACCTTTAGATTTATTTTTAGTGACTGATTCAAAGTTTTCATCTATGAGTTCACCTACGTATATTTCTTCTGCTAATGGTAAAACTTGATCATCTCTTACATTCCCTACGTTATCTTTAGCTAGTTGTGCTTTAGCTTGCTTAATAGTACGGTCGTATCTTTCTTTATTAGATGTTTCTAATAATGTAAATTGATTAGAGAAATTTGCCGCACTTCTCCATACATCTCTTTTATATTGTAAGTTGTCAAATCTATCTTTATATACTTGAAGCAATTTGTTATTAGTATTAGTATTGTCCACTGATAACATATCATTAACAACTTCACTGATGTCTGCTTGCTCGTTCAAAGCTTCTTCAAAGTTATTATAAGCACTGTTAGTCATTGTATTTTGAATAGCAGAAAATTTTTCTTCAACAAAAGCTTTTTGTTCTACTTTTAAATCATCAATAACTTTTTGCTTCATCTTGATAGAAGCTAGATCTTGAGGCACTGCAAATCTTTGTGTTTCATAAACTAACTCTTGTTCAAGTTCGTTTATTTCTTGTTGCCTATTTTTGTATTGTGAAAAAGAATTGTAATCACTAAATTGCCTAGCAGCAAGTCCGGACATGAAAGGTGTTACACTCATAGCGTGACCAAACATACCTCCTACGAAAGCAGCGTGATCTACATTTTCCATTATAGGTCTGCCATCAATAGCATTCTGCGTTATTTGAGTACCAAACTCAGCAGCAGATTCAGCAATAGGACTACTAACTAAAAACGCTCCATTTTCTTTAAAATATTGTTTCATTGCATTCCTGTAGCTCAACATGCTAGGTTCTCCTAATCCTTGAACTAGTTTACCACCTCTTCTTAATATAGGCACAGTGGTTAGTCTTTCAAAAATTCCTTCAGCAGCTCCATAACCAATTGATTGCATACCTTGTATAAACTCATTTTCTACTTTACCAGTTATATATTCTTTTCTATCTGCATCAGCCCAATGTTGTCCAGCAGAATAAGCACCAATGACCCAAGGAGCAGCAGTACCACCACTAGCAACCATAGTAGCTAAAATAGGTATTTGCTTAGAAGTCTCTTGTGCCACAAATCTTCCAAAATTTCCAGGAGAAAAAGCTCCTCCTCTTCCAAATCTATCTTCGTGAAAACTTACTTCTTTACCATATTGACTTTTAATTCCTTCTTTCCAAAAACTATAATCATCATACTGATCTGCCCACTCTTTGTCCCATTCATCCCAAAATTCTGTTAAAAAATTACCATCATCAGTAAAAGCATTTGCTGCTTGTCCTAACCAAAAAGTAGCTCCATATCCAACAGGTGTATACTTAGCTGCCTTGCCTCCTAAGTAAAGTAATCCAGTTCCAATATCACTAAATCCCAAACCTAGAGTAGCTAGCGATGAACTCCAAGCGTCATAATTTTTTTCTAATAATTTTATGTTAGACTCTATGTCTCCAACTTCATCTTGCAACTCCCAAGCTTTAGACCTACGATCTAACATAGATGTCATTTGGTTATTTCTTCTACTTTTAGCAGCTACATATCCGTTAAAATCTTTTCTAGAAACTTGCTTACCGTTTCTAAGTGTTACTATATCATCTTCACTTAACCCTTCTATGTTGAAAGAACCTGTAGGATTGTTATAAGTATCTTCAAACATATCTACTATTGCTAAATCTGGAGTAGGTTTATTATAGTTATCTATAGCAGCTTCATTAAGCCCTTGTAAAGCCATAGCTTGATTTAACTTAACATCTTTAGTAACTATAGCAGCAACAGAAAACAAAGCTTGAGTTCTGTTGTCATTATCAGATTTCCATAGATATTCATTTAAGTTAGCATCTAAAGCGCCATTAACGTATTTGTTATGTTCTTTTTGAGCAATATGTGTTTTGATTGTCTCATCATCTAACTTTACACCAGCAGCGTTGTAGGCAGGAGCTAAAGCTTTAACTGTATTGTCCCAAGCTTTACTACCTTTTGAAAAAGCCATATATTTGTTTCCAAAATCTATGTCATGTATGATTGCTTTATAACCAGCAGCTTTAGGTCCATAGTTCGGAAGTCGTAGTTCTCTATCACCATCACGGCCCCATTCACCATGAGTAACTAAAATATCTTTTTTAATTTTACTTTTAGTTTCTTCGCTATCAGGATTTAATAATTCGTCTTGAGTTATTACTCCTCTTGTAACTAACTCTTCACCGCTATTTGCTAAGTAATCTTCATATGAGTTGTCATGAAATAAAGCTGGATTATATTCAAATTTATAACTTACTTTACCGTCCTCATCTTCCACATATTCTCCTACACCATAACTATCAGCTGTTGCTTGTTGGTTGTTGTCCAATCCTATACCACCAATAGAAACTTTCTTTTCATTGTATGGTTTTGCTAATAGATCATTATATCTTTGAGCAGTACTTTGAATACTAGATTTAACTTTTTTTAAGTCTATACCATGAGTGTTGATAAAGTTTGCTAATTTAACTTTTTGCTCTGTAATGGTTTTTGTTAAGTCTACATCTTTAGCAATTCCTAAAGGATCTAAACCTCCGTATATAGTAGTTTTTTTACCATTTGGAGCTGTAACTTCAATAGGATAACCATGAACGTTGTTAAGCATTCCTTCAACTTCATTAACTACTTCGGGTCCTAAAATAACGTTACTTGTTCCTTTAAATTTATAGCCAGGATACTGTCTTTCAAGTACTGGTACTAATGTTTTATCGACGCTTCCATCGAACTCAGCACCCATTGTCCATAGCTTATTTGCTAACTTATACTCAGTGTCTTTTATACCTTGTGAGCTAGGTGCTCCAAACTGATTTAGATTAACATTGCTTTCTGTGAACATCCATGAATGAACACCTGTTTGAGGTTTAGCTTCAGTGTCTGTTGTTTGTCTATTATATCTATCTTCTAATTGAGATTGTCCACCATAAACAAATTCTTCACCAGCTCTTTGTTCAGATACAACTTCTGAGGGATCACTAATCTCTATAGTTGGATTAGATGTTTCTCCACCTAAATAAGGAATTATTTGTTGCTGCGCAATATTATCTATATTTACACTAGCATTATCTAATCTTCTAGTATTTAATTCTGCGTTTAATCTTTTTAAAGCAGCATCATATTGAGGTATTTTAGCACCATTAGGTAGGGTTAGTTTTTCTAATTCACCTTGATACCATTGTTGCAAATCTTGATCTAAATCTGAAGCTATAGACTGAGGCGTATTAGGAGTAGAAGGTTCTTCTAAACCTGTAGTTTCAAAAGGATCATCACCACCTAAGATAGTGGGTGTTACCACTTCAGATAACTCAAAACCTGTAACGAAAGAATCAAAATCAGCAACGCTATCATCTAACACCTTGTCACTTACTAAATTAGTATGTAAACTGGTTAAAGCGTCTTTATTGCCATATTGCTTAACAAACTCTTGTAAAGTTCCGTTTGCTGGAAACTTTCCTAAACGTTGGAGTTCTTGCATTAATTTTCCATATTGTTATTAAGGTTTTAAGTTTGCATCTAACCAACTTGTAACGGTGTTATCAAGATTATTTTCAGCTAATATTTGTTGGTATAAATCTTCTGGATCTCCTTGTAAATCTTCTAAAGCGAAATTTGAAGGATATACTTTTGATATACCTCCTTTATTATCCGGGACTACAGCATACAACTTATTAGGATCGTTAGTTCCATAATTATTATTATTTAACCATTCCCCTGTTTTATATAAATTTTTTACAACATTACCAGCACCAGCTTTTGTCTTTTCAATTGAATTTACTAATTTAGCATATTCATCTAATGTAGTTATTTTAAGACCTTCTTGATGATCAGTTGGATCATTCCAAACTTGTTTATCAAAAGCATTATTAATAGCATTATATGCCGGACGCATATTCATAAATTTCGTTTTTTGTCCAGCTGTATAATCTTTTCCGTCTACAGTTTTTTGATACCTCTCTACATCTGACTCTGCTGTAGTTACTTCTCCTATAGGCGTTTGTGTAGTATAAAAATTAGCTAACATTTTCTTAGCACTGTTACGTTGTATAGTATTTAAATCTTCTCTAGTAAGTACATTTTCATAAGTAGGTTGTCCTTTGTCATCTACACCATCACCAGGAGTAGGATCTTCCCATTTCAACTCATCTATTTTATTAAACTCTTCTAATTGTTTATTACTAACAGTGTTACCAACCATCCAAGGTTGATCAGCTAAAGGCAAAGCATTACCGACATAGTCTTTATTATAACCTTCATTTTGCAATTCAAAAAATGTTTGAGGAAAAGAAGATAACTTTGTATCACTTTCTAATTGTGCATTTAAATTATCGTCTGTTTCTAATTGTTTATCAAATGCTTCATAATCTAATACTTTTGTTTTTATATGAGACTTGGTTTGTTTGTCATATTTACTTATAACTTTTGTGACAGCAGGATTTAATATTTTTGTATCTAAATATTTTTTTTTGAAATTAGCAGCAAGACCAGTTTGTAAGCTTTGATCTGGTTTAACAGTCAAAGCGTCTAGTCCTTTACCAGTTTTATTAAACTCATTAACCCATGCATTGACATCTACAGTTCTTACTATGTCTTTACCATTCTCTTGCTGTAAACTCTTACCATTAGTATCTAGCAAATTATATGTTAAAATTTGATGTCCATTAGCGTTTTTGCTTACTTTATAATTAGTAGCAGTTCCATTATTTAATTCAGCAGTTCTATCATACCAACCTTTGTACGAACCTGTGAGACTGTTATTAGTCAATCTGCCAACACTAGTACCTTGTTTTCTTGCAAGAAGATCACTTTCTACAGCTTTATTATTCATTCCAACTAAATTCGAAAATGTACCTAAATTATTTACATCTTCCATAGCTATTGCTTTAGCTTCTTTATAAGCTTCTCTATCAGCAGCTGTTCCATTAGAACCATAAGCTTTTATATATAAGGTATTTAAATTACTAGCTGCTTTTCCAGCCCACTCTCTATTAGCTGCGTCTGCATCTATAACTCCACTTTTAGCTTTGTTAGCATAAAAATCATTAAAATTGGCTTCTATAGCGTCACCTTCTTTTATTAGTTTTTGCCTAGCTTCTTTTTCTTTTTTAAGTCTAGTGCCCAGCATATTCATAGCATTTACGCCGGCTGCAGTAACAGTTTGAACGTTGTTAGCTAATAAGTCTGGTAATCTACTTAACTGATATTGAGGTAAATTTGGTTGTGTTGCCATTTTTTCTTAATTATTTTATTGCTCCTGAACCAACGCCAGCCGATGCTACACTTGCTGATCCACTTAAACCTTGCATCCAAGCTGCAGTACTAGCATCTGAATAAGCCTGTTGTTGATTTCTAAGAAAGTCAGCTTCTGCTTGAGCTCTGTTTATATCAAATATCTCTCTACTTTCAGCTAATTGCCAAGCTTGTTGTTCAGCGCCAATTGCCATTTGGTCAATTTGTAGTTTTTGTGCTTGTAATTGTTGTTCACCTTGAGCACGTAATTTTTGATTTTGTACTTCTTGTTGTTCTATACTAGCTGATATACCTTGCTTAGACTTTAAAGCAGCATTGGCTAAAGCGGTTGCACTTGCTCCACTACCAGATATAGACATACCTTCTAACATGTTTGCTAATGCTGTGTCACTTTGTTGTTGTTGAATCTCAGCTGCTTTAGTGGCAACACCTACATTAGCATAAGAATTGTATAATTGTCCCTTTAAAGCTCTAATGTCATTTGCAGCATTATAAATATCCTGTCTGTTGTCCACTAAGTTGTCCACATCTTTTTGACCATTGAGCACATCATTCTGCATTTTATTGGCTTTATCGTTCATTATAGCGGCTTGAATACCACCAATAACTAAGGGTGCTGCAATGGCAGCTACTACTGCAAAACTCATAATTTAAATTTTTTGATTAATATATTCTTCATATTCTTCTTTGTTTAAAGCTACAATCTCTTTTTCTAACTTTTCTATGTTAGTAGTATTAGTAGGATTTTTATGTACGTTAACAAAAATAGAATCTTCGTTTGCATAAATAACTCTTTGAGATCCAGGTTGTGATACTACATAACAAGGAGAGATAAAATCTTCTATTCCATTACTTGTAGCAATTGTTAGTTTACCAGTAAGTAAAAACCACACATGCAAGTGTTTGTGAATAGCGCCAACTACAACTGTTCCTTTTTTCATATCCATTTGCCTGACGTATACTTGATCAGCAAATGAATGTTTTAATGGTGCTATATCATGATGTATAATTTCTTTACCACTACCTACTACTAACTCACCATCTTCTATATCACTAAGTATTTCTACTAAGTGATTAACTTTATCTTGGTGGCTTATAGTTACGGTTTTTTCCATTTAATTTAATTTAAGATGATTGTACTACATTAGAACCTACGCTCCACAATTCTTTTTCACCACCAACATCTGTAGTTGAATCTGTAGACATAGATACAGTAACAAAATATCCTTTTAAACCTGTCATACTTGTATTATTAATAACTTGACCCGGGACATTTTGACCTATATTGTTTATCTGACTAACATATAGGTTTTCTTTTCTATCAAAACCTGCGTGAAAAACATTTCCTATAACATCAACATACTCCCCTTCTAGGTAACTTCTTATTAGAGCACTGTTGTCACTATAAGTATTCCATGTTATATTAGACATTTCCATAAGACGCGTAAATTTCTGTTCACTAGAGACAATGTTATCAATTTGCCAACCATTATCTCCTTCATAATTTACTGTTTTAAAAACTTTTTTAGTAGATGGCTGATCGTTCAGCACAAACACAACACCAGCTTTATATTGTTTTTCATAATAATTAGCATGTAAACTTCCTTGATAATGTTGATAAATGCTATTATTTATAGTGGTAAAAAACTTTCCATTTACAGAAAACATTTCGGTAGGCTTATATGAAAAGAAACTCACCCAACCTAAAACAGTTTCATCAAAACTGATGGTTTTCTTAAAATTTTCTTCAACAGTGACCCAAGTTGGTTTTTCTTGCAAAGACAAGGTGTAATATTTATTATAATTATCCCACTCTCCTAAAAGCTTTGGCTTATAAGAGCCTACAAAAACTCCTTCTTCTGTCAACAAAATAGGTTTATTGAACTGAATTAAACTAGTAGGAGGAGAACCTGGAAGTGTAATAATACTTTCTACAAACGCCCCTGTATCTGTGTATTCATTAATACCAGTTAGTGTAGATATTTTCATACCAGGAAACACTTCACAAACTAAATCAGCATCAACTTCAAAAGATGTTTCATATTCCGGAGGTGAAGTAACAGGAGATAAAGACGTCCATGGAATAGAAAAACTTTTAGTTTGATTATTAAAGTTGTTTAATTCATCTCTAAAATAATCTTTCATTCCGTATTTAGAAATTTCTGTTAATCCATCTCTAGATAATCTCATCACCGTGTTATTGTTAGGATCTACAAAATATTTTCTCATCCCAAAATATCCAAATGATTCTGGATTTTTACCTATTCCATATTTACCTAAATAAGGTACTACTTGTCCCAAAACTAAAGTATTAGAACTTACAGGAGTACCTTCTCCTTCAGCAGAATATAAAGCATCTTTGTCTATTAATACTTTGCTTACTTTGTTTTCTTGAAATATAGTTAAGTTAGTATCTTCAGCAAAGGTTTTCTGAATAGATCCATTTGCGGGATCTAAACTTTTTGTAATTTCTTGCCCAACAGAAAATACATTGGTTTGGTTAAAATCTCTATTAGGATTGTATGGTCCAGAATAAATTAATGAAGCGGATCTATTTCTTTGAATAGGGTTAACTAAATTTAAGTATGCTCTATTTCCTAAACTCATAGCATCTTCATTAAATCCTCCTTTAATTCTTGTTTCTTCTATAAACCAATTATTTAAATCTGCAAAGTCAGCTTGTCCAGGAAATTGAGGATACCCACTCGGTGCTATATCATCTGGTAACCCAGGCCACACAGGTTTATCATCTCTAACAGGAGGTGATCCAATATTTAAATCTGCTTCGATTTTTTTTAACCAAAAAGAATTGTAGTATTTAACGGGAATAATAAAACTCATAACTTTAAATTAACATGAATATTGATTGTTCCAAGGTCGGAAAATAGTTGATTGAATAGTAGATTTAGCTCCTTCACCATCTTCAGCTTCAAAAGTTAATTCAATTTCAACATCATTACATCTTTTATATGTAGTACCATAGTAGTTTAATCCAGTATTAGCAGCACCAAACGAGGTTCCATTATCGTTATTAGTTGGTAAACCACCCCAATATAAATATTGATCTGGTATTTGACCACTATAAAACGCGTCAAAACTAGTAGTTGGTTGAATTGAAGCATTTTCATAAGGACCTCCAAATCTATCTAAAGAGTTAATGTTAAAAGATTGCGCTGGACTAACAGGTAACCACCAAAACCAAGCTTTTACATCCATACCTATGTATAATCCAGCAGTGGATTGGTCTCCATTGTAATCAGTTGTAGCATTTAAATTTTCACAAAGCTGATACAAATTATTTGCACATGGAATATCATTAAAACCAACAACAGTAGCAGAAAGTAATGATAATGTTAAATCTCTTTTCTTATCATTATTAATTGCTCCGTTGTCAATAAGATTTCCATTAAATACTCTACTACTCGATGGAAAAGTACCACCTGATGTACTACTAGGTAAAGCCACTCCCGCAAGAGGAACGCCGTATCCATTATTCCAATCCGGTGCGTATCCAGTTTGTATAGCTGGTGGAGAGTAATTAGTGTTAGGTTTTGAATTAGATAACACAGCGGTAAAGTTAAAATTTAAAGCTGTATTGTTATATACAAATTTTAAATAAAAAGTATAAGTAAACAATTGTGGATCAAACCCGCAAAATCTATCTTTAGTGTTTCTAATCTTAAATCTACCAGCGAAGTCAGGAACAATCGCCCATCCTGAAGACGGAGTACCATTACCATCTACTACACTTTCTAAAGTACATATAGTATTAGGATCTAAAATAGGGATATTGGCCGCATCTAATGGAAAAAATAAATTAGTAACATCAACTGGTGAAGTATTATTAGCGTTCACTTCGTTTAAGTCAAATTTTATATCGCTAACAGCAGTTGCTATGGGAAATATATCCCCATTGATTACGTCAAAGTTTAATTCGCTAACGTTACCTGTTGTTGTTGTCTCCCAAAAAATATTTAAATTAGAAAATGTAGGTTTAGTTTCAAAAACTGTTAAAGAAGGAACCATTCCTTCATCTCTTGTTAAACCTATTTTACCATTAGTTGCAAGTATACCAAGTAATGGATTTTCTTCAGACTTATAAATAGTTCCAGGAGGATTAAACGTAAAAGTGCCACTATTAACCCACGCAGCAGTATTTATGGACTGATTCAATGTCACTTTAGAATCGCCAGCAGAAGTAGAATCTTCATAATAACTTAAAACATAAACTTCATCTGTTTCATCTATTAAAGTATTTCCATTTAAATTATCTACTGCTGTAACTAAAGAGCCTACATCTACATTATCTAGAAACCCAGACAATTGTTGAGTTGCAGAACTTGTTCCAGCACCTCTTAATGGTGCAGATGGTCTTTCGTTAGTTACTCCAAAATCATTTAAAGTTCCTAATGTTACTACTTTTTCTAAATTAGTTCCAGGATAATATTGTCTATTACTTACACTTCCACCATCAAACACATTTTCTACTCTATAGGAAAGAAAAACTGAAGAAGAAAACCCTCTTTGAGTTGGAGCGATATCATTTAAATCTTTAGGCACTTTGTTTATATTATCACCAAAAACACTTACTGTTGCTGTTACATTAGACGTTTCAGCTGTAGATAATATACCATTGTTAAGTACTCCAGGTAAATATACATTGTAATAATCTTGTTCTTGCTGTTTTATTACTACCGCATAAGAATAAAATCCTAATAAATTTGGTTCTACACTTGGTTGAAAAACAAACGTTGCATCTCCACTCCCAGGAGTTGATGGATTTTCTATTGTAATAATATCCCCATCTTCATATCCTATTCCATAGTTTACTACTATTGGTAAATCTTTAGTATACACAAAATAACCATCCGCATCGACAATCCCTTGAATTTGTAATCCTGTTCCCGAACCACCTAAACAATCATATATATTTGGAACTACTGTAGGAGGATAATTTCCTGGAGTAGCTCCCGCATAAAGATTTGTAATAGCATTGTATGATCGTTGATAACCTTTAAAAACTCCTGGATATCCACTAGGACCTTGCTCGGGGATAGGTTGATTTATTAAAACACTTATTTCATCACCAGGCCATGTATTTGTAGCTGTGATAAGATCTATGGTACTTTCAGAAAATGGATGAAAAAATGTTGATCCTTTATATGTTACTCCAGTTCCAGGATTTGTAGCAAGTTCGTCTAAAGATGATAAAATAACATCACTCGCTCTTCCGTATCTGTCTCTAAGCAAAAAACCTGCTTGATATGTTCTATTTTGTTTAACCGTATGGTTATAATATTCTTTTATTTGTTCAATAGAAGATTTTGTTCCAACACCAACTTGATAATTTAAAGATTCAATACTTGAGTGCTTATCAATATAATTTCCATAAACAACTCTATTACCTGTTACAGATTGAGTTTGAGCTTTTATAGGTACTTTATCACTAGTTCTGGTTAATTCACTTTCTGGAAGAACTCTGTAAGGAGCTCTAGATTGATAAGTATATTTTATTTTGTCTGTAGTATTATTTGAAAACTCAGCACTAGTTATAGTATCTAATACTTTTAAAGTTGTTTCATTGTCATCTTTATATATTATTTCTATAGCTTTTATACCCATACTTCTTGAAGCATTGTCCCAAGATTTATTTATTGCGTTGTCAATAAAATCTGGACATGGTATGATTAAATCAATTTCTGTTATACGATTTTGAACAAAATCCACGTCAGTAGCATCATATGCTCTTTGTTGATCTGGGTATAAAAAATAGCCATATTGATCAGGTTGAAAACAAGCTTGAGTAAAAGGAGATATAATAGAATACTCCTTATCTTTAAATAAAAATCTATAAGCAAATCTTACAAACTTATCTTTTAAGTACTCACAATCACCAGGCCATTCATCATTATAATAAGGATTAACCAAAGAAAAATAATAAGTATCATTAGCACTCCAACCCTCATCGGCTTGCAACTCAGTAGCGTTATATGCTGGCCATCCGCCATCAGCTAATGATGGTGTAAAAAAACTATTACCTCCTGATTCATTTATTTCATATACGGCTTGCCAACCAGAACCTGGTTCATCAGCATTGTAAACCCAAAGTTCTCCTTGGTCACAAACATGCGGAAATACTCCTCCACTTATTTCATTAAATAAAGGAATAGGGGAATGTTCTAGTTTAAAAGTATTAACTGTAAGAAAATTAGGAGATTCTCCAACACTTACTCCAGAAGGAGGAAGTTGTCTACTGCAAGTATCTTTCATGGTGGAAAGTTCCGCAACAGTTAACTCTAGAACCGCAGTTCCTTCTTTACTTTGTATTTCTACTCTATCATTATCATTGTAACCAACCCCTGCGTTAACAATATTAACACTAGTTAAATTGCCGGTAATAGGATTAGTTGAATTAACCTCCACGACAAGACCAAAACCGGTGGTAGATCCTTGATTCACGGTGCTGTAAGCTATATCAGTAGGCCAGAATATAGGACTAGGAGCTGTTCCACCACCACCAGATATTACAGCAATACTAACTACTTCGTCAGAAAGTAAAGATATTGGATTCCATGGATAGTATTTAGCAACTGATATTAAATCTTCATTGTTGTAGTAAAACTCATCATCTCTAGCGGTGTTAATATTTATTTTTCTAGGTTGGTTTCTATTGTCTGTCCAAAACAGTAAATCTTCTATTAAGTCAGCATTTTCTATAGGAGCAGATAATGAAAAATTAAGAAAACTTCCTGAGCATAGAACTGAATAACTATTATTGGTAGTATCTAGTTCTATTATACTTGAAGTTATACCAGGTGTTGACATTTCTCCAGAAAAATTCTGTATATTAACAGAAGAAGAACAATCAAGAAAATTAGTTACAAAAAGATAAACTCTTTGTCTTACGTCATCTATGCATTTACCTATAACCTCTACATTACATTCAGGTAATTCTATTAATTTAGCATTACCTAATGCTACGTGTAAAGCACCTACATCATCTCCTTCTGTTTGACTAATAGAAACATTTAGGGCATCTCTATACTCTCCTTTAGGTACTAATCTATCGTCTAAGTCTTTATTCATCTTAGACTTTATAAACGTAGTTTTTATTTCCGCCATTTAATTAATGTTTAATCCATTTAGATTTTCCTCTCATTACTTGAGTAAATTCTCCTAGCTTAATGTTTTGTAATCTTATTTTAGCATTTCGTAGAGTTGCTCTTCTATCTTTTTTAAATCTTTGTACGATGTGTTCTGGTATGTTTCTTCGTGTAGATAAAATGCTATAAGCAATATGCATGTACATAGCTTCTTCGGCCATCTTAGGAACCTTAGTATCTTTGTCTAATGCTAGACCATCTGATATATACGAAAAGGTTATTAATGCTCCTTGTAAACTACTAGAAAAAGACATTGTCCCTGTTCTTTCGTTAATTGTAAACCAGCCGTTCATTTGAGCTGTTTGAGGAGTTAAGCCATACATTCTTCCATACCAATTTAAAGATGGATAATATCCCCAATAATCTCCCCATGGATAGTTTTGCCAATTTTGAGCCCAATCCCATTGTTGGTTTTTCCAACGTTCTTCTACTAATGATTGAGCGGCTTCATTGTTATTACTAAATGAGTTTTGTGTTGGTATGCCTTGATCATCTTGTAAAGGTAGTTCAGTAGGGTTAGAAGTTAAAACTGTAGGATATATTATTCTTTCTACTCCACCACCATCTACCCAAGATAATTTCACATAATTAACATAATCTTGTGGAAGAGGCAATGAGCAGCTAGGAGGTATAGTTAATTCTTGAGAGTTAACACTTTTTAAAGTATCATAACTAAATTCTTGTAATCCTCTTTTAGCATGAAACAATACATCAGTTCTTCTTACTCTAGGTATTATATTATCAGGGCCAACATATGCTACTAAAAAGTTATCTATAACATCATTTAGTTTTATATATTCATACCCACCATAATTGTCTTCTACCGTAGGTACTGTTAACTGAATAACCACATTAGAACTTACAACACCTATTCCATTTGGCCAAGTTATTTGACTACCATTAGGTGCAGAAATATAAGATTCGTTTTGTGGTATTAACGTAGAATTACCAGCTAAGTCTATAACATAAATATTATAATTTGAAGCTTCTGCAATTTGATTACCAGAAAAATCAAAAGCACTAATCAAAGGCGTGTTAAAGCCTACGTTGTAAATGTCTTGTCCAGCAGAAACCCAAAAAGGTTGTTGACCAGAGTAGTATTGTGCATTAGTTTCAGTTAGTAAACCCATATCTTATTGTTTTTCTAAAGTTTCTTCTTGTTGAATTTTTTGAGTGGCTACTTGCACTATTTGTGGATCTCGTATAACTACACCAGCATAAAACAAAATATTAATAACTACCTCTGTTTGCTCTGAGTTATGTAATTCAAAATTTACAGAGCCACTTAAAGGATTTACAACTCCAGAAGTTCCCGGTGGTGCGTATATATATTGTCCTAATGTACCAACTGTGTACGCCCAAACAACATCTTCAGGTTTTTTAATGTAATCAATTAAAATAGATCCTTCAGTTATCGGTGGTATGGTTGTAAGATTTTTACCTAAATTAATAGAAGTAGGTTTAGCAAATATTTTATTTCTTTCATAAAGATATATAGGCCAAGACTTAGATGGTGCTGTTAATTTAGACCTAGACACTAAATTAAATTCATGCCTATCAACGGGTTGTAGCTCAACATATTCATCACTAAAGTTGTAAGTATTGGCAACGCCAGGTACTTGTAAAAAGTCTCTAAACGTAACTCCTCCTAATCTATACAAGTCTTCAGGCACATCAAAACCTCCACCTGTGTAAGTAGGAAATTCTTCAGTTCTAAATACTTCTAGTTTCTCTTCAGTATTTTTTAACCGATCAGCATATTCTATTTCTGTTTGTGGAGTACGGGAATATAGATTTAAGTCTTCGAAATACCTTTCAAAGATTTCCCTTTGGACTTGAGTTGCTATCTTATTGAATTCAAAAGGTGTCATGTAACCTCTTTGTTCTTTATTAAGAATCAATAAGACTGTTTGATATACATCGTTTACGTTTATAGCCATTTGTAATATTTTAAAAAAAAAGCGGCGCAAGGGCCGCCTTTATTATTATCACACGTTAAGAAAGTTTTTTCTGTATAGATTTAAATACTTCCAATCCTTCATCAGTCTGAAACCAGGACGCCATTGCGGAATAAGGGTTTTCATCAAAAGGAATTGTCATTAACTTCTTTCCATTACTTGCCCAACTAAATGTTCGGTTATCTTGAGAAAGTTTAATAATTCTATTTTCAACAGCTTTTATAGCAATGCTTCTAAGCTGTACATTTTCATCATTAACTAAATCTAAGAAGAGTTTAGGTTTTCTTTTAGCAAATATCAATAAATCTCTTTTAATCTCTCTAGAACTCATCTTATTAACTCTAGAACCTTCTTCAACTCTCATTATAGCTTCAGCTTGTTCTATGTCTAATGTTTTAGCAATATTTAATGCATCAATTTCTAGTTCAATATCTTCTATATCGTATTGTGCTATTATCTGTGGCCTATGCTCTATATATTCTCTTGTGCGTTTAGGGTGATAAAGTGATAATAGTTTTTGTAAGTTTTGTTGTTCTTTTGGAACAAACAATCTTCCATCTTGAAATACAATATGCCCCATAGTCGCGGTTCCGCTTTGTTCATCTACAAATGGAGAGGACATGTTGGTAGCGTATCGTAATTCTCTTTGTTCGCCAGACACTTCATCAAAATATAATAATGGAGATCTAGCGCTATGCCTAGAACTTAATCTTAGTGTTAAAGGCTTTTTATTGATTAACGTGTAAAGTCTATCTTTTATTTCCCAATCTTTGGGAGTTGCTGTTGTTTTCATAATATAATATAATAAAAAAATAAAAACTAGGGTGCCGAAACACCCTAGTAAAGGTTATTATCAAGTAGTGAACAAGATAAAGTTGTTAGCTGCTTGTGTTACCAAACATCTTTCAGATAGGAAGTGAACTTCCATAGCATCCAAAGAAGATGTGTAAGCTCCACCTACAGAACCTGTAACCCAAGACTTAAGTCTTCTGTCATCAGTTTCTGAAGCTCTATATCTAACGTGCAAGAATGGACGTCTGATATTTGAACCTAGCATTTGATCGTAAACTGTTGAAGTTCCAGCAGGAACCATAACACCTTCGATATCTTTTGCTAAACCTCGAGTAGAAGCATCGTTTAGATATTTCCAGTCAGTTTTGTAGAAGTCATAAGAACCTCTTCTAAAACCATCAAACCCAAAGTTCAATGCCATATTAGCATCATTTTCAAATAGACCATAAGAAGCTCCGTTAGCACCGCCAGCTTGAGCTGATCCATTAACGTTTGCCATCATGTTATCCATTGCTAGAGATAAAGATCTATTACAGAAAATCATGTTTTCTTCAATAGCACCTTCAAAATCTAACTGAGCTAAAATTTCATCAAAGTCAGCTAAAGCAGCGTTACCACCGCCAGCACCTGCGAAATTTTGATACTCATGTCCTCTGTCTCTTACAGCAGCAAATAAACCTTGAGTTCCTTTGTTACCTGTAAAAGCAGCGTTAGATAAAGCAATACCAGCCACAGCAGATGTAGCAGTAGCAAGTTCACCTTCAACCATCGCCATTTCCATGTAATCTTCAAATCTTAATCTTGTTTCAGATTCAGATTTTAGATACCATAAAAATCCGGATGTTCCATCTTCAGTAGAAACTTCAACCCAACCAATTTGAGCAGTGTCAGATCCATTGATCTCAAACTTGTCTCTTATGATTATAGGTGAGTTAGAATACTGTGTGAAATCTGGTTCAATAGAAGCTAACGCATCTGTATTAGAACCTTTCACCCATTCTGCACCGTAAACGAATACAGCTACAGGAGAATTAACACCACCAGAAGATCCTGATCCAGAGAAAACACCACCAGAAGCAGCTGTTAAGCCAGCAGCAGTATAAGGAGCAACTGTTACGTCACATTCTCTAGTTACACCAGCACCGCCACCTGTGTAGTTGCTAGGAGCAGCAGTTACAATTACTTTCATTGTTTCACCAATTCCAGTACCTGTAGTACCATTTCCATAAACCACTAAGGTTTGGTTGATTTTGATAGCACATTCTTTATTACCTACTGTACCACCAGCTGCAGAAACATCTGGATCAATAGCAACTCTGATTGTAGTATCATCTATTACTTCACACGTCTCGTAAGCGACATGTAATCTGTTTTGTTCAGACCATACGACTTGGTCAGATGTCATTGGCATTTCAGCGCCAACCATTCTTAAGAATCCGGCAATAGTTCTATTACCATATCTTTCTACCTCTTGCTCATAAAGCTCTGGTAGGTACTGTTGTGCGAAGTCATTATCACCATCTGTAAAAGACAAATAGTTAGTAGTTAATGTCATTCGCTTCTGAGCGGGCTCCAAATTTGGACCCAACGCTGGATTTAAACTCATAATTTTAAATTTTTAAGTTATGTTCTTTTTTTAATTTTCAACTTCGAAGCATCAGCACCAGTAATTGCTTTAACCTTTAATCCATTAATATACATATCGCCACCTGAGGTTGCCCTTGGTTTGCCATCATTTATATTTTTTGATTTTGCCATTAAATCTTTAGTCGCATCGGCTTTGCCTTGGTCATAAAAATGTTTAGCAATGGAATCAGAATTACTTGCTGCATATATAGCTTTGTGATAACCGGAATAATCGATTACTTCTCCTTTGTCATTTAAGAACTTCTTAAAAACGGAGCGCAAATCAGATTGACGATTAGCAGTGTCTTCAGGGTTATTTAGTTTATACCTAAACGATTTCTCCCCGACATCAAAATTAAAACCGTTAAATTCTCCTTTAAAAAACTCTACTGTTTTACTTTTAAACTGACCATGCATTTTCGCTGCTTCTTCTTGGTTCTGTTTGTACGCGTCCCAAAATTTCATAGCTTCTTGTTGTTCTGGTGTTACATTAGATTTCAACTTGATCTCTTTATAATAATCACCTTTTGAACTTTCCAAGAATTTACGAGCATTTGCAACTTCTTCTTTATACGACAGTTTTTTCATTTTAACTGTTCGTTCATCATCCACATCTTCATCCCATGAAAATTTATCATCGAGAAGAAAATCTATTTCTTCTTTATCTAAATGGGATTTAGTTTTGGAATAATATTCTCTTAACACCTTACTATCATCTACACTAGTATAATCTTTATTTAGATTAACATAGTCTTCTACAGTTCCGCCAGTTTCTCTCATAAACTCAACTAAACTCTCCAAGTTTTCTGGAACATTAGTTTGTTTAACTTCTGGTGATTGGGTAGAAGCTTCTGGTGTAGTAGGTGTTTCTATAATTTCTTCAACTATTTTTTCTTCTTCTTTAGTCTCATTGGAAGTGGTTTGTTCTTCGGAGTGTGTCTCTCCCACAGGTTGCAATTCCACTTGGGCTTCTTGCCTTTCTTCTTTGCTTTCCTCTCCTGTGCTCTGCACGCTACTCTCTGTGATTGGCTCTTGAACGGCATTTTCTTCTTTTTTATTTAAATCTATTTTTATAGAATCATCTTTCTTATTAGCAAGTTTTCGTGGTCTACCACGTTTCTTTTTCATTTTAAATTCTCCTTCTTGAGGTACTTGCGTTCCTACTGTTTCTTCTGACATAATATAATATAATAATTAATAATTAAGTTGGAGTAAAATCATCTGGTGAAAATCCCATTTGACCTGCTCCACCTCCTGCTTCAAAGTCTATTGGAGCACTATCATTAGTTCTTTGTGCTATCATTTTACTTTGTTGTGTTCCTTGTATTCTTGTTCTTTTGTCTTTTCTTTCTTCAATCTCTTGTTCTTTTGCTGTATCATTTTCAACATCCATGCTTTTTAATTGCATGTCATATTGAAATCTTTGCTGTGCCATTTGCATATCGTGATTAAGTTGAATTTGCATTTTTTGTATTTGCAACTCCATTTCCACTTTCTTTAATTGAGCTTGAGTTTCTACTAACGCTTGTTGTTTTTGAACTTCAGCCATAGCTGCTTTTTCCGCAGCTTCTGCACTTGCTTGAGCTTGAGCTTGTATCATTCGCTCTTGATTAGCTTGATCTTGCTCGGCTTTCTTTCTTCTTCTATATTTTAAGAATTGATTTGCTAAGGTAAGATTTTTAACTTCTCTAATGTCAATAGCGTCTTCTAAATATATTTGATTTTCTTTTAATGCAATTTGAATGTTTTGTTCAAGTTGAGCTTTTTCTTCTTCGTCTGGTTCTAAGTTTATAAATATACCAAAATCATGTATATTTAATTCTGCTAATTCGTCTAAGGTTCCAACATTGTATTGAGATATACTATTTTCTAATGCTGCTCTTGTCGTAGGATACATTAGTGAATCTGCAACTCTCATTGAAATGTTTTCACACATTCTTAATGTTATATATAAACTAGCTTCTAATATGTGTCTAGTAGCTGTATTAGAGTTCGCTGCAGCTAATTTTTGAATACCTACTAATGAATCTTTGTCTGGCATACTACCATCACGCGCCTCGTTCAATCCCGTCACATCTCTGATCATTTGAAGATAGTATTGATATGTTTGTATCAGTGATTGTATTTTGGCTTGTCCAGCTGAAGATTGTAACTCTTGTATAGGAACTTTACCTCTATTAGCATCTCCGTCCTGCGTCAATGATCTACCTACTACACTACCCGTTTGAAAGTACATATTTAAAGCTTCACGAGGATTGTAATTTGTTCCATTACCTAGATCTACTTCTGCTAGTCCATCAACATCTAAATACACACCATCAGGAACCATTCTAGATAATACTTGTTGTAACTTTAAATGAGTGATTTGAACCATATCAGCAAAACCTGTTACTCTATTTACTAAAGAATTTATTCTTCCCTTGTACATTCTAGGAGCACAAATAGCATAATTCATGTTTACCTTTACTGTATCAGCAACTGGACGAGTCATATTTTCAGCCATCTCCCATTTTAACATCTGAGGATGTCCTAATATTTTTGCTCCTGAGTAAAGTACTTCTATAGCTCTAGATAGTTTGCCATATCCTAATTCATTTTCAGGTGGATTAAATGCATCACTTTTTTCTAATACTTTTTCTAATCCGTAATCGTTTTCTTTTATTTTAAATACTTGATTAGTATAAGTTTTGTATTCAAAAAATAAAACTTGTATTATATTATCATCTTGCCTACCATTCCAATTACGTAGATAATTTTGATTACCAGGATATCTTTCTATTTCTTCTAATTCTGCTGCGGTAAGTTCAGGGAATTGTTTTTTAAGATCTGCTAAACTTATTCCTTTTACTTCTCCAACATACCAGATATCTTCAAAGTTAGGATCTTCTGTGTAAGACCAAACTAAAGTTGCGGGATCAACATAATCAACAACAACTCCTTCAGATTGATTCCATGTTGTTTTACAAGCACCAATACCAATTTCTACTAAATCCTTATTAAACCTAGCTCTTGTTAAATCATACTTATTTTTTTCTAAAACTTGACTTATAACCTCTTCTTCTGCAACTTCTACAGACTGTTTAAAATCCATTTGTAAGTGTACTGCTAGCTCCTCTTGATCTTGTGGAGCATTATCTCTGTCAGCAGAATTAAAAGCATTAACTCCTAATGTTTGTTCTACTTGAGTTAAAAAGTCTTTTGCATTTATATCGGTTAATAAACCTGTAGCGTATTCAGTTCTTTGTCTAGAGCAAACAGGATCTTGTGCAAATGCGTTTATGTCAAAATGTCTATCATTTATTCCATTAACAACAATATCTACAAATTTAGGAATAATAGGTACTGGTTTCCAATCTAAGTTTAAATAAGATAAATCTCCATCAATAGCTAATTCATCCTTATACTTTTGAACAGATTGTTCTCCTCTCGCATATAATCTAAGGTTATGAAAATTTTGGAAATTTTGGTGAAACCTATCTCTTCCTCTACCAGCCCAAAACCATTCTCCTTCAATTGCTCGACCTACTTGTAGCCCATATTCCCATGTAGCTTTTTCCATGTCTGGTACTACCTGATCTGGAAAAGAACTATTGCTATTTGTAAAAACCTTCATTTATTTTATTATTTTTGAAATATATCCACTATTATCATATGTCTTCATACCTAATTGTATTGGAGTAATTTGTTTGTCTCGTACTGGTTTGTATTTATTTTTATTACAAGCCATTATAGCTAATCCTGAACTTATAGATGGATCATGTTTAGTTCTGCTGCTGATATTAAATCTTCCCCAATCTTCTAATGTTCTTTGAAAATACATGTTGCCATGACTACCATCTTCCATCAATCCTACGTGAGTTTCTATATAAGATTCTATTGCTGCTGCGTGAGCTTGTTTAATGTCTTCACTTGAATTAGGTATACCACCTATTTCTTTTTCTGTTACAGATAATTTATTCCAAACTTTATCAGGTCTATTTATACTAAAACCTCTGTATCCTCTTCGTCTTAAATAGTATAAAAATCTTGGTTTATTATTCTCTGCTAGTATAGGCATTCCGTAAAAAACCATCGCCATTAAAATGTCTTCAAAGAATATTTCAGCCGTTTGAGGTCTAGAAATATATTCTAAAAAAAACTGATTAGGTGGAACATCTGCCATGCAGAATTTAGTTAAACCATGACAGGATCCATTAGATCCTCTTCCATCTACTGTACCAGAAATGTCATAACTATCTAGTCCAAACGCTCCAGCAAATTCATTAGCCGGAAATTTAATACCATTTTTTACAACCAATCGGTTTTGCATACTAACTGGTGGAATCCAAGATACAAAAAATCTTCCATTTGCATTAGGCATAAAATCTACTACTGTGTCTTTTATACCTTCTCTCCACATGAAACTCCCTTGCGTTACGTTTGCTCTGTTATTATATTCTTCATTAAAATCTATTTGTTGGTATATCTTAACAAGATTAAATAAAGAGTCTTTTGTTTCGTCCCTAAATGCGTGTTGTTCAGTTCTAGGAAATTGTCTGTAAAACTCATTTAAAGAATCATGATCACTTTTTAATCCTTCTGCTTCATTCTCCCAATGTTCTATTACACCAACTTCAATATAATTTTCATCTATTCCTAAGACTGGTTCTGATGGAGTGTCAAACACTGGATAACCATATCTATCTATAAATCCTTCGTAGTTCCATTCCATTGGTATAAACAATGAATATAAACCTTCTTTAGTTTGACCGTTTCTATTTCTTTCTAAACAATTAGAACCTGTATATATATCTTTAAAGTTTTGACCACCTTTATCTAAAGCGTTTGAAGTAGATCCCATCATACATTTACCTACAATCCTACTACCTAATCTTAAACAAGTTTTAGTTACCTTCCAGTTGTTTTTTATATTATCAGGTCTCTCCCATTTACCACTTTCATCATGTCCTAATAGTTTAAGTTTTTCACCATCATAACTATTATCACCTGTATTCTTCCAATCTATAGTGGTATCTAATCCATCTAGTTCTCTAAGTTCTTCGTTTGCCTCAATCTTTCTACGTGTAAGTTTTGATGCTGGTACTCTATAGGCAAGTTCGGTTTTAGGACGATCCATACCATCTTGGATGGGTTTGAAGAAAAACGGATAGTTAATCGAGATTGGTACAACTTTATCCGTGAACATCTTTTTAGCATCTGCACCTGTTTTGGATAATATACCATATCTTGAATCACTGGAGATTGTTGCTTGATTAACAAGTTCTGCGGAACACATAAAGGAAAATCCAGATCGCCTATTTTTAAGATAACACATTCCATAGGCCCGAGTATCCGCTTTACAGGCTTCCCAAAAAATAAAGAACAATCGGTTGGCTTCTCTATAATCTGGAGCTCCAACATCGATTTTTGACCATTGCAAGTACATGTAATGAGTACCAGTGATATAAGTAGGTTTACCATTATTATAAAACCAAAACCCTTCATCTCTTCTTTTAAATTCTTCATCTATATAATCCCACCATTCTTCTCTAAAGTCCATTGGGTATTTCTCCCAATCAAACCTACTCTTAATCTTTTTTAATTCTTTCGGGTATTCGAACTGTTCCCAGTATTGTCCCGATTTATCTTCGCTTCGTTTAAACGGTTCATGTTCTGCTGGTAAAGCAATGCGGAGATTTTGTATCTCAATGATCTGTCCAATTTTTCCAGTTTTACTTATTACAATAAAATCATAATCTTTGTTGTAACCATACTCCCATTTTTTAAATCTATTATTCTTAGATAATATTTTAGGATTAACAACATCTTTAACTTCACTCCATAGTGTTTGTTCGTACATCACTTACTCCTCCCTTCGGCAAATCCTCTAAATTCTCTTTGAGGTTTTTCTTCTTCTTTGATCTTCCCATCAAGCATGGCCTCCTCTTCCTCCATCCTATTGAGGATTTCAAAAGCATCAAATATAGCAAGTTTTTTAGTGGCAGCAGCATTTTTAAGTCTATCTGCAGTAACGTCATCGTCAGTATCGACGATTGGTTCTTTAGCGACTTTAATGAGTTCTTCAACCGCAATGCGCCCAGCTTGGATTATACTCTTCTTCGTTTCCTTTGCGTTCATGTCTTATAGCAATATCATTTGATTTCATACAATATAAACGTTCTCCTTCTATTATAAACTCAAATTCAGAGTTTGGGGTAAACGTTATTAAATCACCGCTTTTAATGCCGTTAGAGGACAGTTTATCATTACTGTACTTGATAATACCTTTCAACGGTTTCTCTTTCTCTAATGTCATCTTATCATCATTCTTAAGCGGTTTGACAAAACAGTAGTTAAGGTTTGTTTTCCAAGAGTCATTACTTTTGTATAAGTATATTTGTTCTATATCACAAAAGAATAAATCATCTTTGAAAAAAGATGCAGAGTTTTTCTCTTTACCTTTCATATCGTAAAACCTACGGAAAACATTATGATGAACGATTACTTCATCGCCTGGTTTTATTTTTGTTTTAAAAGCTTCTGGTACAATTTCTACTATAGCGTTTTTACTAACTGATTCAAAGGTTTCAATCCTTGTGTTTAGTATTAGCTCTTGGCCGTTTAGTTCTATAGTGTTGTTGTAT